TGGTTTATTGTTTGGCAAGGAAGAGCTAATAAAGTGAATAGCGACCGTCATTGACGATCGCTATTTCCCATGCCAAGCCTAGCCATACCCAGCCTTGGCGAGACGAGCCATACCGAGTCATGCCAAGCCATATTGGTATAAGTATTATACCATAAACTTTTAAAATGGGCAATAACGCCAAAAGAAGGTGAATTAAGTGGGAATTTTATCTAGGCTATTTAGAGCAAACTCAAGAGATGCCCCAATTCATGGCGGCAGGGTTTCTTCTGTTGATAAATTCATAAAGATACTTAGCCCGTACCGTTCACGGACAGCGGAACTACTCGAAGAATTACGAAGGATACCGGACGAGGCAAACGCAATTGAATTTATCTCAAAGAAAGTCCCTGACGCTTCAATGGCCCTGTGGAATTTTATCCGCCTTGCCAATCAGGGCCACACAATGAAGTTTTACGGCATTAACACAAGAAACAAGGGTGTTGAATTAACAAACATCGGCGAACAATGGCGCGAATTTGCAGCGCGGATAAATTCTGTAAGCAATTCGGGGCTGGACGGCTTGATTGACATATTCCACAAAAACGGAATACTTTACGGCCTGCAAATGTGCGAGATAGAAGTCAGTCCAGACCTTACCGAAGTGGTAGAAGTCCATCCCATTGATCCCCGGACAGTAACCTGGGAATTAGAAAATAGGGGTGGACGTTTTGTTTGGGTGCCATATCAATATGGCATGGGCGAAAAGATAGATTTAAGCAAGGGTAATATTGTTGCGGTGCCAACAGACCCGGACGGAAATGACCCTCGCGGTACTTTGATTATGGCTCCCGCGCTCCAGGCAATTGATTACCAATTGCAGGTTTTCAGTGATGTCCATGCCGTGCTACACCATCAAGGGTATGCAAGGGATTTTTACCAAATCAATCTAGAACGGATGTTGCAGTATTGCCCGCCAAATATAAAAAGCAGTCCAGAGAAGCTCCAAAAGTGGCTGAAAGAGCAATACGACAATGTTGTTGAAACTTTAAAATCAATCCATCCCGATTCTGACATTGTTGCCTTTGACGACATTACCAGAATTCAAGGGCAGGGCAATGTATCAAGGAGTGTTGACTTCCGGGCAATTAACGAGTTGACCGACACGCAAACGATGAACGGCTTAAAGCAGTTAAGCACGTTTGTCAACAGGTATTCGGGAAATACATTCACATACAGTACCGTGGAGATGAAAATTTTCGTCCAGGGTATTCTTTCACTGCAACGCGGCAGTAAACGCCTTGTTGAAGAAATTGCCCGTCTATGGCTAAGGGTTAAAGGTATTCAGGCTGTTCCGGTATTCACCCATAACCCTGTAGATTGGCAAAGCGAGATCGACAAATGGACAGTGGCAATTATGAAAGAGCAGTATTACGGCAATGCACAAGGATTAGGCTGGATTTCTCCTGACGAGGCTGCAAGTGCTGTTTTCGGGAAGGAAAAGGCGTATACGGAAATACCGACAGAGCAAATTCCTGTAACATTTGACAGGACTGAGACGGGAGGTGACTCAATTGCTCTCAAAGACAACGGCAAGAGTGGACTACAGCCAACAAAAAGCCGTAATATCGTGCAGATGCCCAACCTGCGGCAGGGACTTGAGAAATGATAACAGATATAACTCTTCTTGCAAGTGTTGTGATGGCGATATTTACATGCCTGCAAAAACATTCAAAAAAGGTGGTGATACCAAATGCCAGTAGTCACTTTCAAATCTTTCCCTCTGGCCGACAAAGGCATGTCCTGGTCCTTTTCCGGCGCTGACGGTAACGCTATTATCGACCGTGGCGGCTGGAGCCTGTTCAAGCAGGTGCACACCTGGTTTGACGATGCCGACGGCGACACCCCGGAGACAAAGGCGGCATACAAACTGCCGCACCACAAGATTGTTGACGATGAAGTAAAAACAGTCTGGCGGGGAGTAACGGCTGCCATGTCCAGGCTGATGCAGCAGAATACGCAGATTCCCGATGGTGACAGGCGAGGTTGCTACAACCACCTAAGCCGACACTACCGGGAATTTGACGAAGAGCCCCCGGAATACGGCAGGTATAGTGATGAAGAAATTGCCGAATGGCTTGTTAAGTGGGGATATAGCCGGGAAGAGGCGGAAAGCTTTCTTGGTAACGGCGAGCAGCAGGCCATGTCCCGCAAATTCGGCGAGCCGACACAATCCCAGCTTGAAAAAATAAACGCCCTGGCGAAAAGACCTCTTTCCAAAGAAGAGGTTTTCGTTTTTTCAAGCAAAATGATTGGCGACGCCATGATTTACCACCCCTGGCCCGTTTCCCTGCACAAGTCCCTGCTGGAAGTGTTCAAGCAGGACGCATTAACCGGCGTTGCCTTCATGCTTGACCATTCCTGGGCGGGATTCGCCAGGCCAAAGCCTGCATACGTCTATGGCCGTACATTTGACGCCAGGCTTAAAAAAGGCGACATGGAAGGCGAGAACTGGGCACTTTACGGCGATGTTTACATTGTCCGGGGCAAGGAGAAGGACGGCGTTTCCACCGACGCTATTATTGCCGACATCGAGGACGGGACGCTGTTTGACGTTTCCGTGGGCTTCGGCAACCAGCTGGACGAGTGCTCCATCTGCGGCAACAACATATGGGACGGCAGCAAGTGCGAGCACTGGCCCGGCAAGGAGTATGACGGCCAACTGTGCTACATCATAGCAAAGCCGCCAGGTTACCTCATGGAGTTGTCGGGGGTATTCGATGGGGCATATCCTTCGGCGGAGATACTTTCTTCCGCAGGAGGTTTCGGCGACAATGCCGGAGACATGCAGTTGATTCCGTCGTTCACTAAGTTTGACGGGCCTGTGGCGCAGATGTATCGGGTGTATTCGGCGGCAAGGGGTAGGGTGCTGACCTTTGCAAAGCAAGCACAGGTGGAGAAGAAGTTATTTGCCGTTGGTGGGCAGTTATTAAATCAATCAAAGGACGGTGATTCAAAAATGGACGAAAAAATTGCCAAGATGCTGAAAGATTTCGGGCTACCTTATGTAGAAGGGGAAACCAAGCTGGAGGATGTTTTTGGGCAACTTGCGGAAAAATGGGAAAAGGCCGCGCCTGCAATTAAGGAACTTAGGGATGGTGCTTTAGAAATTGAATCAAGATTAGCAACGTTGCAGACATATGACGAATTTATATCCAAAGAAAAGGCTACCGAAGTCCTGGGCAAGGAGTACGATGCCGACACCATCCTGAAGTTTGCCAAAGAAGGCATCCAGTACCGCGAAGAGTTGGTTCAGGATACCATCGAATGGGGCATCCGGGCGCAGGGCAACGACTTCCCGGCGGACGCCTGGAGACAACTTTTGAGCGAACCTGGGCGTACCATTGAGGCGATCAAAGACTTCCGGGAGGGCTTCAAGAAGCAGGCTGAGGCGGCTATCCCGGCAGGCCGGGTGAGCGTTCCTTTGGCTAAGGATAAGATGGAGAAAAATGCTATTCCAGACGAGGCGTTTATGACTAGGTAAGACAATTCAATAACTTTCCCGCTGGAAGATACCGGCGGGTTTTTTATTTCCAAAAAACAAGAAGGAGTGATTCAAGATGGCACGTGGTGGACTTGATTTTGAAGGCATTGCCGCTGTGTACGCCACTTTCCAGGCTGACGGCAGCGTTAGCTCTGTTGCTCTGGCAAGCGGCGTGGCGGCAGTAGAAGGCAAAGCGGTAACTATCACTGGAAACGGCATTGCCGGTTTTGGTACTGCTGGTAAGCCTGTCCTGGGGCGCATCGACAAATACGAGGGCGATGGCTACATGACCGTCCAGACCGGCGGATATGCCAAGTTGCCCGGCGTTCTCGGTTCCCTGCCGACTGCCGGGGATTTCCTGGTGGTTGATGGCAACGGTGCAGTGACCGCTTCTGCCGGTGCTGTAGGCCCGGCCAGGGCTATCAGTGTTAACAGCACCAGCAAAACCGTCATGGTACTGATTGGTTAATCAACAAGAAAAATTATAAGGAGAGTGATAAAAGTGGCAATTCAACTCAACCGCGATATGTACCTTGCAGCCGCCGCTAAGCGGCTTACTTTTTCGCAGTACCTTGAGAAACTTGACCCGACCCCGGAAGGGGAAAAGTTGGATGCCTTCGAGCGGCAATTGAAAGAGCAGGGGATTATTACTAAGTCCATTTACGAAAAAGGCATCTACGCCGATCCCGTGGAGGCTTTTTACCGCACTAGTGAGAGCCAGGTTCTGTTCCCTGAGTACATTGCCCGGCAGGTACGGGAAGCAATCATGCAAGATACTGTTCTGCCGTACCTTATCGGCCAAAGGACCCCTATTACCGGTGATACCTACAGGACTTTTTATGTCGAAGATCAACCGGAAGCACAACGCAAAAAGCGCGTGACCGAAGCATCCGAACTGCCGAGGGCCAAAATCGTTGGGAAAGAGCAAACGGTCAAGCTTTACAAGTTTGGCCGGGCGATTGAGGCTTCTTACGAAGTCATCCGCCGGATGCAGATCGACATGCTGGCCCTGCACGTGCGCCGGATTGCTATCCAGACCGCTAAGGACAAGGTGGAGGAAATTATTTACGTTATCAAAAACGGTGACGGCAATAACAACGCTGCAACCGTGCTGAACCTGACCGCTCTTGACCCCGGGGCTCAGCAGGGGGCGCTCACCGCTAAAGGCTTCCTGGCCTTCCTGATGGAGTTCGAGCCGTTCCCGTGCAACACCCTGATTGCGGCCAAGGATGCGTTTATTCAAATCGTGATGACCAATATCCCGAACCTGACCACGGCGGACCTCCTGCGGTTGCTGGCGCAGGGCGCTACGAGGGGCATTTCGTTCAATGCTCCGCAGCTGCCCAGCGGCGAATTCCGGCTGTTCTGGAACAGCACTGTAGATAGCCTGCTGGTGCACGGCATCAATAGCCAGTATGCAATTGAAGAAGTGACAGAAATTGGAAGCGATATCCAGGAAGCAGACAAGTTTATAACCCGCCAGACTCAAGTTCTCGCCATCTCCGAGAATACTGGTTACAGCAAAATGTTTGTCGAGGCAGCCAAGACTCTGAACATCGGCGCTTAGGAGGTGGCCTTTCATGGCTAACCTCATTTTGACTGCTATTGGCTGGCAGTCTCGTGTCAGAAACAGGCTGGGCGTGGATGACGCATATCTGACAGAAGCTGACATTGCCCAGCCAGACATTATTTCCGTGGCCGAGGCCAACATTATTGAGCAGGTTCCTGATTATGCAACCCTTACCGGCAGCAAAAGGACGTGGCTGGAGGCGGCCACCGTCTGCGAGTGTGCCGCCTTGCTGTGCCCCTCTATGGCCGCGAGGTTGCCGGCAAGCGAGCAAGGCCCGCATTTCACCAGGGAGGTTGCCGTCGATTGGGACAAAAAGCGGCAGGAGCTTGAAGCCGAAAGGGACAGCTACATAGGCAAGATTGTCGGCCTTGTGGCTGTCCCGCACTTCGGCCTGTCGCAGTAGGTGGTGTTGTCATGGGTTATGCCGCGAAATACCTGCAAGCCCACGGCCAGCAGTGCACTATATTGAGGACGCCTGCCGTCCAGTCTTACGTTTCCCTGAAAAGAGCCAGCAGGAGCGTAATTAATCCGGGAACGCGAGAAGCCTATTGGGAGGGGTTAATACTTGCCGCATCTGAGCTTGCCAGCGGAGAAGTGCTTCAAATCGGAAATGACAAGTACCTTGCACTGTCTACCGGCATTGACCCGGCCACGGGCGAATTGTCTGTTCTTACTGCCAAGACGAACGCCGCCTTGACGCATTTGAGGAAAGAAGAGGCGGTGGACGAATTCGGCAACATCACAGAAACGTGGACAACGCTTAATGCTGATGTTCCGGCTTTTGGGTTTGCTGTTACCGCTACTCTTAGGCAGCAAGACCCCGGCCTGCTGGAATCCACCAAATTCACCTTCCAGTTGGCGAAAAGTCTTGGTATCCAGGTGATGGACAGGATTGTCTACAGCGGCGCTAACTACCAGGTTGATGCGGTGGACGATGTTGCTTTGCCGGGGATTGTGAGGGTTCAGTTATCGACTGATACGAGGGTGTAGGCTGGTGGTTTGGATGGGGTAAGGTTTGATCACAACGCCTGTATGCTGGCATTAAGGCAACATCTTTTATCGACGTTGCTTTTAATGCGGGAAGAATACCTTGCCGAAGCGCGGAGCCACATGCGGACGAGGGAAGGCGCAGAATCCCTCCATGAAGGAGAGATTGAGGCGCTGGCCGGTTGGCTGGCAACTTCTATTATCGGCGGGGCCTATGCCGCGATGGATGTTTTCGGCAAAGGCAGTCTCATGGACAGAGACAACCCCGCCCT